TCTTTAAGAACCCAAACTTTAAACAGGAAGAACTAAACGCTATTCAACAAATAAAAGACGAATGTATAAAAGAAGTAAAGTTATACGCACCGAAATATAATGATGCAGTAATAAAATACGATATTGATACGGACGGACATTTACTTGTAATTGATATTGCCGACTTACATATAGGAAAACTTGCAACAGCATTTGAAACAGGCGAAGACTACAATTCACAAATAGCTGTTAAACGTGCAAAAGACGGACTACAAGGCATTTTAAACAAGGCAAAAGGGTTTTATATAGATAAGGTATTATTTGTTGCAGGAAACGACATTTTACACACCGACAACACAAGGCGAACAACAACAGGTGGAACACCGCAAGACACGGACGGAATGTGGTATGAAAATTTTATAATGGCTAAAAATCTTTATATAGAACTTTTAGAACAATTAATGAATTTCGCAGACGTTGAAGTTGTTTATAATCCTTCAAACCACGATTACACACACGGTTTCTTTTTAATGCAGTTAATAGAAGCACACTTCAGCAAGTCAAGTATTCGTTTTAACGTAGATTTAAAGCATAGAAAAGCGTTTAGGTACGGAAGTAACTTAATTGGAACTACACACGGTGACGGAGCGAAAATTGAAAACTTACCTTTATTATTAGCAACGGAGTTTCCAATACTTTGGAGCGAGACAAAGCACCGGTATATTTACAGCCACCACGTACACAACAAGACGAGCAAAGATTTCATTGGTTGCACTTTTGAAACCTTACGCAGTCCTTCCGGTAGTGATAGTTGGCATCATAAAAACGGATATACAGGCGTTCCAAAAGCGGTTGAAGGTTACGTACATCACAAAGAATTTGGACAAATTGCACGATTAACGCATATTTTTTAGTTTGATTAAATAATTTATAGTATATTTGTCATTCATAGTTAAAAAAAAGAAAACAGTTGTAAGCTCCCCAGCACGCAGCTGTTTTTTTTTGTCACATATATTAGCAAAATTTGTGACCAATAACGCTAAATATAGTTTACAAAAACCACCATTATTGTCAAATATGCTTTACATAATAGGCATAATTCCGATTATGTCCAGTTTTTTAAGCAATAAACTTGACTTTTTAAGGCTATAACCTTAATAATAGCAAAGGTTTTAAGGTTTTAACCTGACGGTATTTCCGACAAGTGGTAAGTTTCCCCAAATTATTATAATATTTAGTGGTTGCAGTCGCAAATTGCGACCTTATTATTAAGTAAAAATTACCCTTATTATATGTTATTAAGTAAAAATTACCCTTATTATATGTTTTACCTTTGCACAAGGGCGGAATTTGCCCTTATTCTTATTTAGAATGAATATTGATAAGGTTTTTTTTTATTTAGAAAGCCCAATAAACATAAGGGTTTAAAAAAATAATCAAAAATAATTTAAAAATAAATGTTAAAAAGTGTTGCAGTTATTAAAATAGTATATATATTTGCATATAATTATTAACGAAAACAAAACACTATGAAAACAGAATTTAACAAAGTAATTGACTTCTTGGAAACACAACAGCAAGAAAACAAATTAAACACGAACCAACTGCATTTAATTATTCAAACGTTGGTTACATTTTTAGACGATGAACAATTGCAGGAAGTAGAAAATTTATTTAACCAATTTAAAAAATAACACTATGAAAAATTTAATTGATTACTTTACACCAACAACCGAAGAACACAAATCGTTTTTAAGGCACTTTTTAGGCACTCTAACGATGTTTATAGTGTTCGGTGGTATGTTCTATTGTTTAATGTATTTAAAAACGTTGTAAGATGAAAAATAGAATTTTAGAAATACACAATAGAGAATGGAATTTAAACTACGAATTTGCAGGTTGGGAATTTTCAATTGCTGGAACTTGGGAATTTAACGACTATGACGAAGTAAGCGAATACGCATTTATAGAATTAGACGTTGAAATTTCGCAGAAGTGGTTAATTGAAACGGATGACCATTTACAACCACACGTTCTTGGGGTTCGTCTTTTAGAAGATTTACGCCTTGAGATGCAAGAAGCAATAAATTCAGATTTAGCACACTACAACTTTTGGGAATGGAAAACAAGCAATGACGATAGTAACTACACTTTTTATTACGAGTTATGACAAGCGGAACAACCTACGAGCAATTAGATTGGTGGCAGCGACAATGGCGAGGTTCATTTGATTTAGGATTATACCTTGAAATTTGCAGAATAAAAAAAAACGAACACACTAAATATAAACCTATGAAACGATTTAAAGCAACATATAAAACTTATGCGTACGTTGGCGCACCTGTTAAGTTAGAAACACGAATTGTTGAAGCATACGACTTTCAGCACGTTAAAAACTTAATACAGAAAAACGACGATATTATTTTAGAAATTAAACAAATAGAAAAATGAAAACAGCAGTAGAATGGTTAGAACAACAAATCGGTTCAAGAATATCAGATGCAAATATTAGAATTTCAGCACCTAAGTTTTATGAATTAGTTAACCAAGCCAAAGAAATGGAGAAGGAGCAGATATTTAAAGCTAAAAATATTTCAGCAAAAGAAGCATATGAAGCTGGGCAAAGTAGTATGTATTGTGGATGTTATGAAATTGATGGTTGTACTAATTATGAAGAATGGTTATATAAAAAATTTAAATCAGAATAAGATGACAGCAGTAGAATGGTTAGGAAATGAAATTGATAATGAATTAAAAGTTATTGATAATTTATATGGAAAAGAAATAATAGGAAGAAAAATTGCGTTTGCTTTTGTAAAAAGAATATTAATAAAAGCTAAAGAAATTGAAGATAAACAATTAAATCAAGCCTTTCAAGAAGGTGGTGTAGATGCTCAATCAAATTATAAACATCATTAAACTTATAAAAATATGAAACTAATAGAAGTAACAAGTCAATCAAGGAGAGATTTTTGGGGAACTTATGAATGTGAATTTTGTAATCATGTAGAAAAAGGTGTATCAGGATATGATGACCATTTTTTTCATACAAGTGTTACACCTAATATGAAATGCAAAAGTTGTGGAGAATCTACCTTATCTAAAGGTGGTGATGTGCAACAAGTACAAACAAAGTATCCTGAAGGATATCAAATATGAAAAAAGTTATGAGAATAGATGACATTAATGAAATTGCTGCTGAACAAATGAATCAGAATGTACAAAAGTTAATAGACAAAGACATATTTGACCAAGCTATTTTAGCAATGGAGGAAATGTATGGTAGTGGTTGTGAAACTGAAATAGATGCTTACTTCAGAGGTGCTAAATGGATGCAAAAACAATTTAAACAACAAGAACAATGAAAATAATAATAATTGCATGAAATATTAGGAAAAATTCATGCAACTAAACAACAAGAACAATGAAACAAACAGCAGTAGAATGGTTAAGACAAGAGTTGTTAAAACGAGATATGGACATTTCAATTAAAGATTTATTTGACCAAGCCAAAGAAATGGAGAAGGAGCAGATAATTGAGGCTTATTGTAATGGAGATGATAATATATCTGCAAAACAATACTACAATGAAACATATAAAAACACGGAACAATGATAGAACTAATAAAACAAATAATAGAACAAGACGGACTTGCAAATAAAAACCGAAAACGTGAAATTGTACACAGGAGAATTTATTTGTTTAGGAAACTACGTGAAGACGGTTACACACTTAAAAGAATTGGCGGGTTGTTTAATATGAACCACGCAACAATATTGCACGGTTTAAAAACTTACCAAGACTTAACGGATGTTAACGATAAACTATTTCAGCACGACATTGAATATTACAAACTTCTTTTGAGTTTAGAACGTCCAGAACTTGACTTACGGAAGGAAATAAAAGAAGCAAAGAATTTAACTGATTTAAGATTAATTCAATCGAGAATTAAAAATAATATTTATTAACTTTAAACAAAAAAAACAATGCAAATAAAAGACGAATTTAAAAAATTAATACCAGCGTTAAGCGTTGAAGAATTTAAACAGTTAGAACAAAATTGTTTAGCTGAAGGAATTAGAGAAAAAATAATAACTTGGAACGAGTTTATAATTGATGGACACAACCGTTTTGAAATAGCGACACGTTGGAACTTGGAATACGAAACAGAAACTAAACGTTTTAAAGACGAAAACGAAGTTAAAGAATGGATGATAAACAACCAATTTGGACGTAGAAATTTAAGTAACTACCAAAGAAGTGTTTTAGCTTTAGAACTTGAAAGCGTATTTAGTGCAAGGGCAAAAGAAAATTTAAAACTTTCAAAAGGTAAAGGTAAGCTGATATCAGCGGAGGTTAAGGTTGAGCCAATTGAAACACGAAAAAAACTTGCTAAAATAGCTTCAGTAGGACACGACACAATAGCAAAAGTAAAAGTAATAGAACAAAAAGCACCTGAAGAAGTAAAAGTTAAATTAAGAACAGGCGAAGTAAGTATAAACCAAGCGTACCAAGAAATTAAAAAAGAAGAAAAAAAAGAACAGCGTTTAAACCAAATTGAAGAAATTAAAATTAAAATTAAAGAAGAAAATTTAACTGTTGAAAATAAAAAATACCACGTTATTGCAATAGACCCGCCTTGGAATTATAAAGAAAAGGGCGGATTTAGTTCGGAAGATTACGACAGTAAAAGTAACAGGGGAGCAGTTGACTATCCTACTATGAATTTAGAACAAATTAAAAAAATAGAATTGCCTGAAGCTGAAGATTGCGTTTTGTTTTTATGGACAACACACGCATTTTTAAAAGATAGTTTTGAAATTTTAGAGCATTGGGGCTATAATTACAAAGCAACTTTAGTTTGGGACAAAGTTAAAATGGGACTTGGAAGAACAATTAGAATGCAGGTTGAATTTTGTTTAATTGCAATTAAAGGCAACCCAATTATTAACGGTAGTTCGGAACGTGATATTATAACTGAAGCAAGACGTGAACACTCAAGAAAACCAGAAGCGTTTTATGAAATGGTTGATAGAATGTGTATAGGAAATAAATTAGATTATTTTAGTAGAAACAATAGAATTAATTGGGAACATTATGGAGCAGAAAAAGGAAAGTTTTAAAATGCAAAAAGGCGAATGGGATTTTAAAAGAAAAGATTCTTATGTTGTTAATTTTAAAGGCAGGAATTTTGGAAAATGTACGCCAACAGATTTAGATTGGGTTTTAGAAATAAACGACAAAGTTTTAATTTTTGCTGAAGTTAAACGAAGCGAAAAAATAAACGGTTTACCAATTGGGCAAAAAATATTAGCGCAAAATTTATGTAGATATATTAGTCCAGAAACAATACCTGTTTATTTTTTATATGTTCAAGGAGTTGTAGAAGATAACCAAATTGAAATTGAAAACGCAACAGTATTAAGTTTTTATTCAAATATTACAAATAAATGGGAAGAACGAAATATATTGTTTAAAAACGCAATTGATTTAATTATAAAAAAACACTGTTAAAAAAATTGTTATTTAGAATAAATTATTATATTTGTGATTGTACGGTCTAACATTATAAGTACAAAAGGAATTATTGCCCTTGTTTATGAAGTTGAAGTTAGACCCAACGGATTGAACAGGGGCATTTTATTTTAAAAAAAATTAAGATGGCTGAAGAAAAAAAAGGATTTATATTGTACAGTGACATAATACATACAATAGAAAAATTAACAGACGAACAGGCAGGAGTTTTATTTAAACATATTTTAAAGTATGTAAACGATGAAGACCCAGAATGCAAAGACTTAATAACTGAAATTGCTTTTGAACCTATTAAACAAAGTTTAAAACGTGACTTGTTAAAATGGGACGATAAGAAACAAAAACGAAGTGATGCAGGAATAGCAGGAGCAACAAAAAGATGGCAAAATATAGCAAACGATAGCAAACGCATAAAACCGATGGCAAACATAGCTGTAAGTGTTAATGATAATGTAAGTGTAAGTGTAAAAGATATATATAGGAGCTTCGCTCATTTATCTATTACTGAAGACGAAGTAAAAAAGTTATTAGAAAAACATACAATAACACAAATAAACGATGTTTTAAACGACATAGAAAACTACAAGCAAAATACTAAATATAAAAGTTTATATTTAACGGCTGTAAAATGGCTACAAAAAAACGAACCAACATCCGAAGGAATTTCACCTGAAGAAATAAAAGCAAGAAAATATGGACTTATTAAATAACGGTTCTGCACTGGAGTATTTACTTAACTACCGAGACGGTAAAATAAAACACGGTTTAGAACTTGGAAATGGACTTGATGAATATTTAAAATTTAAAAGAAAACAAGTAAACATAATTTTAGGACACGACAACGTTGGTAAAACTTATTTTATTAATTGGTATTTTTTAGCACTTGCACTTAAACACAAATTGAAGTTTATTATTTGGAGCGGTGAAAACCAACACGGACAAATTTTGCGTGACTTAATACAGATGTACGCAGGAATAAATTTTAAACAATTAACACACGATGAAATAAGAAATTACTCAACATATTTGGAACAATACTTTACATTTGTAAAAAACGACCGCCTGTATAAACACGAAGAATTATTTAAAATATTCGAGGAAAGCGAATGCGATGTTGCACTAATAGACCCATTTACCGGACTTGATCGCAATATGACTTACGAAGGCAATTATAATTTTATGAATGCAGCAAGACAATTTGTAAATAAAACAGGAATGACAATTTACATAAACACTCATCCGAATACCGAAAGCGGAAGGAGTTCTAATATTTATACTGAAGGAGACTTTAAAGGACATTTAAAAGCACCATTAAAAGACCACGTTGAAGGTGGTAAAGCATTTACAAACAGGTGCGACGATATGATTGTAATACACAGACTAATAAAACACGAAACAATGAAGTACGTAACTTGGGTTTCAACTGAAAAAATTAAAGACATAGACACAGGCGGTAAACATACAGGTTTAAACGACCCTGTTTATTGCGAATACAATTACGGACTTGGTTTTAAAGTTTACGGAAAAGACGTAATTTCGGAATTTAGACCGCAAAGCAAAACTAACTTAAACATATTTTAAAATGGAACTTGACTTATTGAGTAGCAGAATAAACTTAAACCACACCTGTTTAAAATTACAAGTAAGCATTGAAGACATAAAAACAAAGCATCCGAATAGAACAGACTTAATAAATTCAATGGAGCAAAGTTTACACGAAATAAAAAAAGCAATGGTTGTTTATGGTACTTTAGAAAAAGAGTTTAGAGCAGCACGACAAATGAACTTTAATTTAGAGCGGTTAAATTTGGAACAAAAACAAGAATTACAAAACTTTAAAAGACAAATTGAATTAAACAATATGGAATTATGAACGTAGTATCTTTATTTAACGGAATGAACACAGGAAGACAAGCACTTGAAAACGTAGGTATAAAAGTAGATAAATATTATTCAAGTGAAATCAAACCTTATGCAATAGAATTAACGCAACATCATTTTCCTGACACAATACAGGTTGGTGATGTTACAAAATGGAAGGAATGGGACATTGATTGGAAAAGCATTGATTTAATATTAAGTGGTTCACCTTGTCAAGATTTAAGCGCAGCTGGAAAACGTGCAGGAATTAACGGAAGTAGAAGTAGTTTGTTTTTCGTGTTTGTAGAAATTTTAAACCATATAAAAACTTTAAACCCAAACGTTTTATTCTTACAAGAAAATGTTGGTTCAGCTTCAAAGTTAGATGTTGGAATTATGTCAAGGGCGTTAGGTGTTTATCCTTGTCGTATAAATTCTAAATTGGTAACTTCACAACTGCGAGACCGCTACTATTGGAGCAACATAAAAACGAAAGAAACTATGTTTGATATTGTAACTGATATACCACAGCCAAAAGATAGAGGGATAATGTTTAAAGATATTATTACAGGCGGTCGTGTTGAACGAGTAAAAGCACTTGCTTTATTAGAAAGTGAAAGTAGAGTAGTTACGAACCAAGAAAGCATTAAAAAACGAACAAGTCGAGAATTTATAAATATGATTTACGTTGATACTGATAAACACGTTGCTTTAAAAACTTGGAATGGAGACGGTTCAAAACAAGAATATTTAAAACACAGAAACGAAACAACAGGAATGCTTACATTAATACAAGAAAACGAAATAGTTAGAACAGTAAACAAAATTGAAATGTGCCGTTTACAAGGTTTTCCTGATAATTATTGCGATATTTTAACAACAGCAAAAGCAGGAAGTTTACTTGGTGATGGTTGGACATTACCAATAATAGAACACATATTTAATTTTATAGAACGATGAAAAACACGAAGAAATGTTTTAACTGCAAAGAAGAATTTACACCGTTCAACACCTTACAAAAGTTTTGTTTAAAAAACGAATGTATAAAAGCAATGGTTGAAGTTCAGAAATTAAAGGAATGGAACAAGAAAAAAAAACGAATGGTTGAAGACTTAAAAACAGCAAACGACTATTTAAAAATAGCTCAACAGGTGTTCAATAAATTTATTCGTGTTCGTGACGCTGGACTAAATTGTATTTCCTGTAATAAGCCGTGTAAAAAAGAAAATGCAGGACACTATTATTCACAAGGCGGACATAGTAACGTAAGGTTTGACGAAGACAACGTACACCTTCAATGCGAAGCGTGTAACACGTATTTAAGTGGTAACCTGTTGAACTATCAAATAGGCATAAAAGAACGAATAGGAGCGCAAAGATTAATGGAACTACAGGCGAAAGCACACGAAGTTAAAAAATGGACAAAAGACGAATTAAAAGAAATAATAGAAATTTATAAAAATAAATTAAAAAAATAGTTGTTTATTAAATAACTATCCTTATATTTGCATCTAATTATTAACTTAAACTAATTAACTATGAAACATTTATTTAAAGCATTAGCGGACTTTCAACAAGAAGTTCCTGTAATTCACAAAGCAACGCAAGGTTACGGTTACACGTACGCAGACTTACCAAAGATTTTAGAAGTAATTAACCCACTACTAAAAAAACACGGTTTAGGGTTTACACAACTAATTAACGGCACACAAATAGCAACCTGTTTATTTCATATTGAAAGCGCAGAGAGTATTGAGAGCAAAATCGACATACCTCAAGGAGTAATTTTAAAAGGTATGAACGAGTTCCAAGTTTTGGGAAGTGCAATTACTTATTTGCGACGATATGCTTTGAGTTCAATGCTCGGTTTAGTTACAGACAAAGACACGGACGCTTCAGGAGAACAAGTAAAAAGCGAACCTAAAAAAGCTACAATAGACAACGCACGTTTTCAAAAAGCTATTGACGCAATAAGCAAAGGAGAATATACGGTTGAAGAACTAACAACAAAGTTTAGTTTAACTGAAGCACAAACTAAAATATTGAAAGTATGAAAATACGTTGTTCAGCATTGGGGCGGTTAATGACCGCTCCACGCAACAAGTCGGAAGTATTAAGTCAAACGGCAAAGAGTTACATCCAAGAACTTGTTTTAGAACACAAGTACGGCATTAAAAAAGAATTTAGTTCACGTTACACGGACAAGGGTTTACAATGCGAAGACGAAGCAATTAGTTTGGTAAATGATGTTTTAGGATTAGGATTTATATTTAAGAACGAAGAACATTTTCAAAATGATTTTATAACAGGAACACCGGACGTAAACACGAATGAAATTTTACTTGACATAAAATGTAGTTACGAAGCACATACGTTTCCGTTCTTTGAAACTGAAATACCTACAAAAGATTATTTTTTTCAATTACAGGGTTATATGTGGCTAACAGGAAAAACCGAAGCGTTACTGTGTTATTGTTTAATAAACACACCGTTAGAAATAGTTGAAGACGAAATACGCAGGGAGCACTGGAAACAATTTAAAATTGACGAAGACGCAGAAATTAGGGAGTACGTAGAAAAAAAACATAACTTCGACCATTTACCCAAAAACACGAAAGTAAAAGTTTTTAAAATAGAACGTGATGAAACAGTAATTTGGGAAATACAAAACAAAGTAGAACAAGCAAATATTTATTTTAACAATTTAATAGAAACAATATGAAAGAAAAAACAATAGCAATTATTATTTGGATAGCAATTTATAGTTTTGCTGCCGTTGGTATTTACAATTTATTTAATTGGTTGATATGAACATACAAATACAAGACAAAAACGTTTTAAACGTAATGGCACGTTTTAAGGAACGTTCGGAAATAGGAATAAAGAAATACAAGACAACGTTAGAGCGAACTGATTTAACAACGTTAGAATGGCTACAACACGCACAGGAAGAAGCAATGGACTTTGTTCTTTACTTGGAGCGACTAAAACACGAATATAAACTAAACAAATAAACAAAATGGAAACAAGAATTAACACAGGTGCAATTTTTAAGAACGACAACAAAAAAGCGGACAACCATCCAGACTACAAAGGCAAGGTAAACGTAAACGGCAAAGAAATGGAAGTAGCGTTATGGATGAAGACTTCAGCAAAAGGAGTTAAATTTTTTAGTGTAAGTTTTAGTGAGCCATTTGTAAAAGGTGAGCCACAAATTCAAAGAAATGAGCCACAAATTAACGGAACTTTAAAACAACCAAGTTATGTTAATTTAGATGAAAAAGACGATTTACCGTTTTAATGAAAACAAATATTAATGTAAAAAAAAATAGACGTGATAGTTTTGTAGAGTCGTCAACTTATATTGCTTTTATGGACGGACTTCCTGAATATTCAAAACTTTATTTTAAAATTGGAAAATCAATTAATCCCAAAGAGCGTTTAAGACAATTGCAAACTTCAAACCCATTTATTAAAAATATTTTACTACATGATTTTGACTGCGAATATTTTTTACATTTTCATTTAAAAAAGCACAAAGTTAAAAACGAATGGTTTTGCATTAATAAAGCATTAACACCACAAGACGCATGTAAAATAATATTACCTTTAATTACTAATTATTTAAATTTAAGATACAATAGAAACAATTTAAAATGTACATACAAGACGAACAATTACGAAATGAAGTAAAGAAACTTTTAGCGTTTAAAACACGAAACAGCATAGTTAAAAAGATACAGGAAGAAGGAAGTAAATTCCACTTTTTCCAGCTTACAAACTTTTTAGAAGGTAAAGACGTTTCACTTTCAACACTTAAAAAAATAGATTGCTTCGTAAATAAATAACAGCCGTATAGACGCAGTTTTAATTGCGTTTATACTTTGTTAAAATACAGGCGCAGACTTAATTGTTTGCGCTTTTTTTTGTTGTAAACAAATTAATGTTAATAAATTCGTTTTGTTATTGTTTAAAAATTAAACATATATTTGCGTAATATCTAAACAATTAAAAATTGGAATGGTTAAACAAAGTTGCAAAACACCACAAAGAATGGGTTAAAATGGTAAATTCATTTGGCGAATATTTCTTTGCTGAAGACATAGTACAGGAAACTTATATTATGTTAATGAAGTGGAGCAGTGAAGAAAAACTATTTAAAGACGGACAAATAAGCAAAGGTTATATGTGGTTAGCTTTAAAAAATACTTTCCTGCAACACGTGAACAAAAACAACAAAATTAAATTTATATCATTAGAAGAAGTTTACAACGTTCCAGAAGAAAACAATACAGAAGAAAACGAAGCATACAACGATCTGTTAAATAACATAGATAGCGAGTGCGATAGTTGGCATTGGTACGACAAACAATTATTTGAGTTATACAAAAACACGAATAAAAGTTTAAGACAAATAAGCGCAGAAACAAACATTAGTGTAACAAGTATTTTCAACACGGTTAAAACTTGTAAAAAACGAATAAAAAATAATGTAGCAGAAGACTACGAAGACTTTAAAAATAAAGATTACGAACTAATAAAAAAAACAAAATGAAAAAAGAAAGTAAAGGTTTAGGCGACACGGTTGCAAAAATTACAAAAGCAACAGGAATAGACAAACTTGTTAAATTTGTTGCAGGTGAAGACTGCGGTTGCGAAGAACGAAAAGAAAAGTTAAATAAACTATTTCCGTATGCAAAACCGAAGTGTTTAACAGAAGACGAGTTTAACACGTTAGACGCTTATTTTAAGCAAAACACGAACACACTAACAAGCGACGAACAAAACAGTTTAATAGCAATTAACAACCGAGTATTAAACCAAAATTTAACGTTTTCTACCTGTTCAAGTTGTTTACGTGATTTAGTAAGTAAGTTAAGAATTATTCACGCTGAATACACTCCAGAACAAACAGAAGAAACAACTACTGAAGAAGTATAGTTCAATAATGAAACAATAGTGAAGTTATGGCAAACGAAGAAAATTTAAAACCATTTAAAAAAGGCGAAGTAAGTAACCCTGCCGGTAG